TTATAAATTATTCATAGCCTTTTCATAATATAAAACAGCTTCTTTTTCTTTGTCCTTAGAAAGATGGCCATAGGTATCCAAAGTCATGCTGATATTCGCATGTCCTAGACGGTACTGAAGTTCCTTATAACTAATACCAGCGTTCAGCAATAAACTAGCGTGAGTGTGTCTAAAAGCGTGAAAGGTAAAGCGTTCAATCCCTGCTTCCTTACACCTAGTATCTAAAGCGCTTTGTCTAACCGAAGCATTAAAATACTTTCGTGTTGGTGTGGCAAACACTACCTCCGACACACGCGCACCAACCTCATTAAATAATTGTCGCTGTCTCATTTGATAGAGCTTTAGGCTTCTAAGGGTCTTTTTATCAACACTAATCACTCTATTGCCTGACTGGGTTTTAGCTGTACTCAAAAACTTCAAATTTTTATTGTAAGTCTTATTAATGGCTATTGTACCATTTTCTAGGTCAATATCTCCCCACTCTAATGCACAGGCTTCGCCTATCCTCAAGCCAGTGGATAATAAAAGTTGGTAGAGAACTGCATCAAAGTAAAGGTTATAGCGTTTGTGTTGACTAGTTTCTAAATGTTCTAAAAAAGATTTCAAATCAGACGCATCAATAAACTTAACTTTTTTCTTAGCGTTTGGCTGCTTCCTTGGAAGGATAATATCTCTTGCTGAGTTATAATCTATTAGCCCTAGCAATACTCCTTGTTGGAGAACTTTTCGGATGACTGAACGTACCGCAGTATAATTGACGTAATATTTAGATAATCTATTAATTAGCATTTGAATATCACTAGCGGTTATCTTATCAACCTTCATATTGCCCAGAGTTGGCATAATATGTCGATTAAGTCTAGTAACAGTAGCATCATAAGTTTGAGGCTTTACTGTTAACTTATAGGTTTCAAGCCATAAATGACTAAGTTCTTTAAATGTTTTAATCACAACTTTTCTTTTAATTGTAGATCCATTAGATAGGAAGTCAAGCTGCGCGTGCTTGGCTTTTTGATTAACTTCTTTTCTTGTTCTTCCTGTGATGCTTGTTTTTACTCTCTTACCTGTCATTTGGTCAATGCCTAGATAAATACTAGCACGATAAACGATTGTACCGTTTTTCTTCTTATGTTCTTTTATTTTCATGATGATAAACCTTTCCATCAGCAGGCAAGCTATTATTAAAAGGGTTTTAGATTAGTTCATATCATGGTATAATAATGGTATCGGGTAAATATCCGAAATATTATAAAAGAAAATCATGGTATAATATTAGGCTTTTTAAGACCTTGCGAGCGTGGAAAACTTGCGGGGTCTTTTTTTGTTTGGTTTTCCTTAGCATTATCAAAATGAATAAAAATAATTTTATGCAAGAATTTATAATGCTTTATGCAACCACTGACCACGCGCAGATAGTTTTTTAATTACCGCCGACAAAAAGTTCCGAAAAGTTCCGATTATACCTCAATTTTTGCCAAGTTTTGAGGGTCTTGTAATTAAAGAAAATCAAAGGCGTATCAAGGAGTTTGCGTGTGTACAGAGATGGTAAAGTTGGCATTTATACACGGAAATTCAACAGGTCATAAAATGAGCGGTAACTGTAAGGTTACAGTAAGGTAGCTAATTTTATTCCACGCGCATAATGCTGAACTTCGAGCGAACTTAGAGAATAGAAGGTTACTACTCCCAAACCCGAACACATGGTCGCATTTCGGAATGCTGGAAAATGTTGGTATGTACCGACATAATACGTCAACCTATTTCAATAGTTCTAAAACGCTCGGTAAATTCACTTAAAGAACTTGATATATCGGTCGTTTATTAATTTACTTTTTCCGCTGTGACAGCTTCTAAAATCAGTTGACATTTTTAGCATATAGTATTCAGAAAATCGGACTTTTCGGACGCCTTAAAAAAGCATTCGTCAAAATTATAAACAGTTTAGAGGCTTTAAGAGCTTTATTTTTTATCTCAAATTCTAAAAAGGTAATTCATACTTATAGTCATCAATTTTTGAACTAACTACAATCTGAATGTTTTCATTCAAAAGCTGATCAACATGCCCTGAAGAATTTTTTGCAAAAACAAATTCTTCTTTAAATTCTTTTATTATGTACTCTTTTATATTTTTACCAACAATTTGAAGCAACTCATTTGTAAAAATATTTTGAAAATTGGTAGGTAAGTTAGTGAACTTATCATAAATTTCTTTATTTTGTTTTTCCAAAGAAGCTTTTACGGTAACGACTTCTACTTGCTGATAATTACGTTTAATTTCTTCAATATCAACAGGATTGTCAGGCTTATTAGTATTGATATGAAATTCAAACTCAACTTTATACTCTAGAGTAGCAACTGGTATATCTCTATCTAAAATTTTTATGAATGTAAATATGTTTCCGCTATCTTCGTCGCTAAAATATTTTATTTCATAATCTATTGGCGAATAATCAAAAAAATCATCTGAGGTAATACCTAGAGTGTTACAAATTTTATTTACCGTTTCATAATCAACTTGTTTTGATTTATTTGAAGTAATTTTAGAAATTGTTGATTGTGCAATCCCTGTATCACTTGCTAAACGTGCGCCACTCATTGACCTTTCAGCTAATAATATAGCCAATCTATTTATTAACATTATTACACCTCTTTTTTTATTTATTATAGCGCACACGCTAATAAAAGTAAAACATAAAATAATAATTTGAGTGTTGACAATATATTTTGTATGGTGTATTATTTTATTAAATTAGTCATTACGCTATATTGATTAGTTGATAAAAAATAATAAGGAGCGGTTATGCTAAAGAATAATTTATTGATTGTTTTTGCTGAAAAAAAGACCAAAGCTAGCAAAGTTTCTAAAGAAACAGGTATAGCGGAATCTACAATTTCAAACTTAGCAAACAACAAAACTGATGTGAAACTTTCTACTCTTATCAAACTTTGTAATGCTTTGAAAGTTCGTCTATCTGATTTAATTGAATTTTCGCCAGAGTAATAATAAAGGAGCAATCTATGGACAAAGCAGAAACATGGAACGGATATACTATCCGATTTGTAGAGCACCAAGGCGAATGGTGGGCGGTGCTAGCTGATATTGCTAAAGCACTAGAACTGAATCCAAAATTTATTAAACAACGTTTGGGAGATGAGGTTGTTTCAAACAACCACGTCACAGACAGTTTAGGGCGTCAACAAGAAATGTTAATCGTTAATGAGTTTGGCATTTATGAAACTATCTTCTCGAGCCGTAAGAAGGAAGCCAAAACCTTTAAATTATGGGTATTTGAAACCATTAAACAGTTAAGACAAAGCACAGGCCTAGAGGGCTTCCAAGTATTTAGAATGTTTGATAAAGAACATCAGAAGCAGGCAATGAATAGGCTTGTCAATGGCTTACAAAATGCAACTAAGAAAGACCTTATCAAAGCAAACACTATCGCAAACAAAGCCGTTTCTGACCTATATGGTTATCCTAAGATGGTTAGTAAAAACGAGATGACAGAAAACATGTTGCGAGACCGTGAGCCTATCCTTGATGAAACGGTTGAACTAATCAAGGTTAAAGAAAAATACGGCTTAAATTTTAGCGTATCTGAAGCTATCTATAACCAAAACACAATAAAAAAAGCGCAGTGATGCGCGTGGATAAAGGAGAAATGATTATGAAAGCAACAACTTACAAAGAGTTGAAGAAATGGATTGATGAAGGTGTTGATTTAGCTGAGCTAGCACAGGGTTACGCTGACAAAGTACCAAATGCAGATCGCGAGCAGTTTGAAGCAATCACACAGGAAATTTTCAACGTATTGGAAGGCGTATCGCTCATGCTTGATGACAAAGTGCTAATCTATAATCGCAAAGCAGAGCAAAAGCGTTTGAATGACATTGAACAAGGCAATTATTAATCAATAATCAAGAGCAACAAAAAAAGGCTTTGACAGCGACCAAACTTCCAAGCCTTTAATTAGTATAACTAAACTCAATTAATAAAGCAGGCAAGCTATTATTAAAGGGGTTTTAGTAAATATTTGATACTTCCATTGTATCATACTGATCATTGAAAATAAAATAGAGTACGCAAAAAAGTTTGATTTAGGGGTTGACATTATGGGGTACACCGTTATATAATTTACGAGTACCCCAAAATAGAAAGCGAGGTATTCCATGGGGAAAACAGTTGGAAGACCTAGAATCGAAAATCCTAAAAATAAACAGCTAAAAATTAAGATGACAGAACAAGAGTTTGATGACTTGAATATTTTAGCCAAAAAGAAAAACATGACTAAAACAGAAATAGTCATGCGAGGGATTGAGCTTGTAAAGTCTGAACCATAACAGCAAGAAACCGCCTACCGTGTCACAAGTTTGGCGACTGAACACGATAGACGGCGAAGCACCCACAAAGTAGGTACGTAAATAGTATATCATGCGTACTCTATTTTGTGAACCATTTGCACATTGAAAATAGAATACGCATGTTTTTTTAATTTAGGGGTTGACTTATGTACGTGCTTATCATATGATATAAGCACGGGCTTAAATGAAAGGAGGAACTCCTATGAGTCCAAAAATGGGCAGACCTGTAAAAGGTACAGCTAAACGTGATAAACGGCTGGAAGTTCGTTTGACCGCTGACGAGTATAATACAATACAAGAAACAGCGGATAAAAATGGATTATCTAAAGCGGATTTAATCGTTAAAGCTGTAAACTCTTATGAGTCTGAAAAATAAAAAAGTTCCTAACGTGGTATAGTTTGGCGACCGTACACGTTAGGAACTCCCAGCACCCACAAAGTAGGTACGTAAATATTATACATGCGTACTCTTTTTCAGTCAACACAAAAAAAGAAAGGGAGTGCGCTTTTTGTGTGCTCAAAAATCAAGACAATATGATTAAGAAAAAAAGAAATCCGAGAGTGTTATTTAGAAACGTCGCTTATAAACTATCTGAAATTGAAGGGAAAACATTAACAGAAATCGCTTCTTTTCTTGGTTTTGGGAATTCAGAAGTTTGCAGAAGCACTCTATATAAATGGAAGCGTAAAAAATGGCTAAAATTCGACCTCAAAAACGGTCATTATCGTAATGTTGAAGTATTACATGAAGTTACGCTTGAAAAAATGGCTAATAAGGAATTAAAAGAACAAGGACTCATTTATAAAGCTAACATTTACTATGAACAAGTGGTCTCAACATCCGAAATTATAGAAGACATTAAAACCAAAACACAAGATAGAATTAAAGCCATCCACTTACAACAAAAAGCGCTAGAGCGTATCCCTAGCGAGTTATTCGCAGAATTATACACTAACATGAAATAATCAGGGAGCTACCCCTTAAAACTAGCATGAATCTAGTATAAGAAACAAGCAATCAATAAAAACACTACACAGAAAATAATAATTAAGCGAGAAAAAACATAATGAAATATAGAGTAGAAACAAATCCTTTTTCAAAAGATAGATACACTCCTGAACAGCTAGAAATGTTCAAAAATCGCCAACTCAGCAAAGATAAAGCTGAAGTCTATTTCACTCGACTATATAACCAACATATTGCTTGGGTAATTATTGCTAACGTTATGACAGAGTACGTCATTAAATTCAGAAAAAGTGCCACCAGCTTTGAAGAAGCATGGGACGCTTTAGGCTATCAACAAACCACAGAGATTGTCTTTAGAGCCGTTAACGGTTTACCTTGTTCAGAGAAAGACACAGGGGAACTA